ACTGGACCGTGGGCGCGACGATACTGCAGGACGAGATAGACCAGCTCTATGTGCTGGAGATTTTCCGGATGAAGGGCGATAGCTTCCAGATCGTCGAAGCCATGCTCGATGCAGCTCTGCGCTGGGGGTCTATGCCCGGTACCGGCTACCTACTCGGTGCTGAGGATGGTCAGATCTGGCGTGCCATCGAGCCGTTGTTCAAGAAACGCATGGCTGAGCGGCGGCAGTACGTGCCGTATGAGGTTCTTCGGCCAATGACGGATAAAATGGCGCGTGCTCGCCCGCTGCAGGGGCGTATGCAGCAAGGCCGCGTGATCTTTCCTGAAGACGCCGCGTGGCGCGCACAGGCAGAACAGGAGCTTCTTCGCTTCCCGGCAGGCGCCCACGACGACGTGGTCGACGCACTGGCTTGGGCAGTGCAGTTGTGTATGGGTAAAGAGCCGCCGCGAGCATACGTACCTCCGCCGCTGAAGAGTTGGCGGGACAGGTTGAATGAGAGTTTCGCCGGCAGTGGCATTGGTAGCCACATGGCGGCATAGGAGATCGATATGCCTGTAGACACAGCTCTGGCCACTCAGGTCTGGAACCGATACACATGGCTCCGTGACAACGGCCATCTCGACTACGTGAAGAAGGCCGCCAAGTGCGAGGACTTCTTTGCTGGTATGCAGTGGGACCAGAACGATCTGGCCCTGCTCAAGGCCCAGCGCCGCCCCGCCCTGACGATCAACAAGATCATCTCGACCATCTCCAACGTGATGGGCGAGCAGATCTTCAACCGCACGGACATCTCGTTCAGGCCTCGCAACGAGGGGGCTACGTCCGAGGTGGCAGACGCCTTGACCAAGGTGTTCATGCAGATCGCGGACAACAATCAGCTCGACTGGGTCCGTTCCGACGTGTTCACCGACGGCATCGTGACGTCTCGGGGTTTCTACGACGTACGGCTAGATTTCAGCGACTCCTTGCGCGGAGAGGTTCGTATTGAGCAGCTGAACCCTAAGAACGTGTTGATCGACGCCGACGCGGATGAGTACGATCCGGACAAGTGGAACGACGTGATCATCACCAAGTGGATGAGTCCGGATCAGATCGAGCTGCTATACAGCAAGGCTGACGCTGATCTGCTGCGCTCGCGCACGGATTCGTACTACCCGTACGGCTACGACTCGATCGATGCCAACCGCGACCGCTTCGGTACCTCACGCGCTGTTGGCTGGCCGCTCAATACGGTGACACAGCAGGAGTACGACAACGTCCGCAACATCCGTGTCATTGAGCGCCAGTGGAAGAAGCTGGACAAGGTGCTGCATTTCGTCGATCTGGAGACAGGCGACACACGCCAAGTGCCCGGTGACTGGGACGACGAACGTATTTCCCAGCATCTCATGGCTAATCCGCAGCTTGCCACGACGAAGAAGCTGATCCAGCGTATCCGTTGGACGGTTATCGCCGATAACGTGGTCTTGCACGACGACTGGAGCCCGTACAAGCACTTCACTGTGGTGCCGTACTTCCCATACTTCCGCCGTGGCCGCACTATCGGTCTGGTGGAGAACCTGCTCGGCCCGCAGGAGCTGCTGAACAAGGTGTCGAGTCAAGAGCTGCACGTCGTGAACACCTCGGCCAACTCCGGTTGGAAGGTGAAGCGCAACGCGCTGACCAACATGTCCACCGCTGAACTGGAGCAGCGGGGGGCGCAGTCTGGTCTCGTGATTGAACTGGACGACATCAACAACATCGAGAAGATTCAGCCCAACCAGACCCCCACAGGGCTGGATCGCATCTCGTACAAGGCCGAGGAGCATATCAAGAGCATCTCAGGCGTGTCGGACTATATGCAGGGCTTCGCACGTGAGGACGTGGCAGCCAAGAGTATCCAGACGAACAAGCAGAGCGGTCAGGCGAACCTCGCCAAGGTCATGGACAACCTGAACCGCTCCGATTTCCTGCTGGCCCGCGCTGTGCTGGACCTCGTGCAGGAGTACTACACCGAACAGCGCCTGTTGTACATCACGACTGACCGACTGCTGAACACCACTGAGCAGCTCATGGTGAACCAGCCTACTCCGGAAGGCCGGATTGCGAACGACCTGACGCTGGGCGAGTACGCCATCGTGGTGACGAACCAGCCTGAGCGCGACACGTTTGAGGACACGCAGTTCGACCAAGCGGTGCGCCTGCGCACCGAGGTCGGTATCCAGATCCCTGACAAATACATCCTGCGGTCGAGTCGCCTCAGAGACAAGGCTCAGATCGTCGCCGATATGGAGCAGGCTAGTCAGAACCCCGAGGCTCAGCAACAGGCCCAGCTACAGATGCGCGCGTTGGCGGCCGACGTTGCAGTACGGGAAGCTGAGGCCACTCAGAAGGGCGCCGACGCCCAGCTCAAGCAGGCCAAGGCTCATAAGGAGATTGCGATGATTAGCGCGAACTCCGGTCAAGATGAAGCTGCGCTGGAGCAGCAGAAACTTGAAGCCGAGATGGCTATGGAGCAGCAGAGGCTCGATCAGGAGTTTCAACTCAAGCAGGAGCAGATGGCCCGTGAGTTCGAACTCAAGCGCGAACAGCTGCAGATGGAGATGGCTCTCAAGCGCGAGCAGGCCACAGCCGAAGCAGCTATCAAGGCTGCTGCGGCGAAGGAGCAGGCTAAGGCCGCTCGTATCGCCGCAATACACAACGCACAACCCCCGGGAGAGGCGTCTCCCACTTCGCCAGTGCCGGGTACCCCGGCTAAACCTAAGCAAGGAGCTTAACTATGCCTTTCGCAATTCGACAGCTCATCCATCGTGGCTACTGGGCTCCCGCCGGTGACGACGGTGCCGCCAGCGGCAGTGGTACTCAGCCCGTAGATCGTGGCGACGACCTGCAGTCGCCACTGGACAGCGCCGGTAAGGGCGACGAGCCCAAGGATGATGACAAAGAGAAGGTAGACCTCGACAAAGAGGGTGAGGAGACCGAGGAGGAGAAGGCCGAGCGCCTTCGTCTCGAGGCCGAGGAGGAAAAGAAAAAGCGTATCCGCATCCCGAAGGCACGCTTCGACGAAGCCATCAGCAAGGCCAAACAGCGTGAACAGGCGCTTCTGGAGGAGATTGAGCGGCTCAAAGGTGGTCTGCAGGCGTCGGCTACGGTCAAGGCAGTCAATGAGATGCGTGCCAAGATCGATGAACTGCAGGACAAGTATGAGGACCTGATTCTCGATGGCAAAAAGGACGAAGCTCGCAAGGTACGTCGCCAAATCGACACGCTACGCGACGAGCTGACTGAATACCAGACCAGTACCAAGTCGGAAGCAGCGCGTAGGGCAGCTATCGAGGAGATGAGCTACAACGCTATGTTGGCTGGTTACGAGGCCAAATATCCCGCACTGAACCCTGAACACGAGGATTTTGACGAGGACAAGACCAACGAGGTCGCCTCGTTGCTGAATGCCTTCGTGAAAGCGGGTATGAAGCGAACCGACGCGCTGGCCAAGGCCGTGAAATACGTGCTGGGCAACCCGCCAGCTGCCGGTAAGGGTGAGGGCGGCGATAAAGCCAAGGAGTTGGCCGAGCAACGCGCCGCTGAGGCTCGTAAAAAAGCGGCCGAGGCCAACAAAAAACAGCCTCCGGACGGTAAAAACGTTGGGCTGGACTCCGACAAAGCCGGCGGTAAGGCTGGCGACATCGATGTTCTGCGTTTGTCGCAGGACAAGTTCGCCAAGTTGGACGAGGAGACTAAGGCTCGATTGCGTGGCGACTTCGTCTGATATAGGATCAGCGGGTCACGAAGGACCGTTTTAGGCCCTTCGTGGCCCGTTTTCATGGAGAAAAGCATGCAGACCACCAAAGAAGAGATCGCCCGCGTTTGTCACGAGGTGAATCGCGCCTACTGCCAAGCCCTCGGGGACATGTCCCAGCCTTCGTGGGAAGACGCTCCCGCGTGGCAGCGCGATAGCGCACTCCTTGGCGTTGAATTCCATCTGTCCGGTGACCACGGGCCCGAAGCGAGTCATGAAAGCTGGGCGGCCCAGAAAATCGCCGATGGCTGGAAACACGGCCCTGCGAAGGACCCCGAGGCCAAAGAGCACCCTTGTCTCGTGCCGTTCGACGAACTACCCTCCGAGCAGCGGGCGAAGGACTTTCTGTTCCGCGCTGTGGTCCATGCGATGAAGCACGGGGTGGTGTAATGGCTAAAGAAATCGACCTCGAGGCAGCTCTACGAGCTTATCTCCGTACCGACCCCGAAAAACCGGTGGAAGTGACTATGCGGATAAACGACGAGGGCCGTATCGTGGCTAAAATCGGTTCTGGTATCGATGCTCCTGAGTACATCGTGTTCGGGAACAACGTTTGCCAATGCCCACCCCCTAAACCACCTACTCAGCGGGCTGCTGTGCAGGGTTTTGATTCACACAAAGGAATGGGAGAACGTCAATGTCAACCCCAACCGAGTTTGTCCTATGGCTCAACGGTGCCGTTGATGTCATGGGTGATTACCCCACACCAGAGCAGTGGAGGATCATCAAAGAGAAGCTGAATGAGTCCGTCGGTTTCATTGCGGCCAAAAAGCTGCTGGAGCGTGCTGAAGATCAGCTTCAGATCGCCCGAGACCCCATGAATATGTATCACGGTCAGCCGTTCTTGGGTGTCTATAACCCGCCAATCCCTACACTGACGCCCGGGTCTGAGTATCAGGTAGTAAGTATGGCAACCCAGTGCGCAGCAAAGGAGGTAAAGTGAACTCAAACGACCTGATGTACTATCTGAAGGGTTTCGTCGATCTGACAAATGAGCCTCCTTCACGCGACCAGTGGGGGGTCATTCGCGCGAAGGTGAAGGAGGCTTTTCCAGTCGAGACGTTCGTGGTTGATGCGCCTCCGATGCACAACCCGATCCGCGCAGATCGGTCGTTTTTCGTACCTAAGAAAGGTGGTTGTGGTTGCAGCGGCGCAGCATCCGCGAGATA